AATAGAAGGCGCGGTATTTTTGAATTTTTGTGGTGCTATGGGTCTCGACTGCATTTTGTTATATAGTCTAAATGCCGCTAATATAAAGGCTTTCAGGGTGATGGTATAAATTGAACCGCGTATTATATGTCGGCTGAGGTTGTTTCTAAGGATTTATTTTTACATTGGTCTTTGTCTCAGATTGCTTCTGAGTTTGGTATTGCGCGCGAGACAGTGACGCGACGAATCAATGAGGCAAACATTCAGCCATCGAGTATGCGGCGTGGCCATCCAGTATACAGGGTTCGTCTGGTTGCTGAGGCAATATTAATGCCCAGGGCTACTGCTCTAAACGGGATTAATGATCCTGAAATGATGGCGCCAAAAGAAAGGTCAGACTGGTTTAAATCAGAAAACGAGCGGCTTAAATTTGAGCGTGATTCTGGATTGTCTGTTGACTCAGATGAATCGCGTAGAGAGATGGCAGAAATTGCAAAAATGGGATTGCAAGTACTTGAAACATTGCCGGACATTTTAGAGCGTGATTTCAATCTGGATTCAAAAATAATTTCTGATGTAGAACTACGAATTGATGCGTTGAGGGATCAGTGGGCAGATACTGTGGAAGGTATTGCATGAGCTTATCCGCAGTCGAAATACGCAAAGAAATCGCGCAAATGATCAGGCCACAGGAGCGCATTACAGTTGCTGAGGCTGCAGAACGTTATGTAAAATTGCGTACGCCAAGCGGTGGGATTACCAGCTGGGACCCATCATTGACTCCGTACATGATAGAACCCATGAACTTCCTGAATAGTCGCGAATATGATGCGGTTATTTTCGTTGGTCCTGCACAGTCAGGGAAAACCCAGGCGCTGATTACATGTCACATGGCCTATATCATCAAACATGATCCGTCTGATTTCCTGATTATGCAAACCACCAAAGGTACTGCGCGCGATTTTGACACACAGGTCGTCAAACGTTCTTTTCGTGACAGTCCAGAACTAAAAGAAGAACTGGCACCAGGCAGTAAATCAGATAACACATACGATAAAGTTTTTAGATCAGGCGGTATATTGTTTCAGCGCTGGCCATCAATCAATGAGATATCCGGTAAACCGTTGAAATATGTGTCAATGACCGATTACGACCGCATGACACAGAATATTGATGGTGAAGGTTCGCCATTTGCACTTGCCCAGCAACGCACGGCTAAATTTCTCAGTCGCGGAATGACGCTGGTAGAAACATCACCCGGATTTGAAATTTCTGATCCCATCCATCGATCAAACCATGCACATGAAGCGCCGCCTTGCGGTGGGGCATTATCATTGTTCAATATGGGAGATATGCGCCGCTGGTATGTGCGCTGTCCAGAATGCGGTGAATATTTTATGCCGCCGTGTGATGAAACCGGACTGAACTTTATCCATGATCGTGATCTGTTTGGCGCAACTGAAACCCTGATCACCCGAGCAGTGCAATATATATGCACTAAAAATGGGTGTCTGATTGATGCTGAACATAAAAAAGCGATGAATGATTCTGGTATCTGGGTACCGAATGGTTGTTCTGTAATCAACGGAAAGGTAGTTGGCGAAAAGCTGAAAGGTCGCATTGCATCTTTCTGGTTCCCCGGTATCTTTGCAGCGTATTCAAATATAGATTCCCTCGTTGAGAAATTTTTGAAATCATACCGGGAATATGACATCACAGGAAGCGAAGAAAACCTTAAAACCGTTATAAATGTTGGATTTGGTGCGCCATACATGCCACGACATCTAGCAGAAATCAGTAAAAGTGGCGATTTGCAATCACGTGCTGTTGCATTGGAACGCTATTTTGTGCCAAAAGTCGCGCGTGTATTATTTGCCTCGGTTGATATACAGAACGGAAAAAATGGCCGTTTTGTTGTTCAGGTTCATGCGATGGGTGTAGGGCTTGAACAATGGATTGTTGATAGGTTTGATATCAAATGGAATAAACATAACGGATCTAAGCGCAGAGTTGAACCCGGAATTTATAAAGAGGATTGGGATCTGTTAACAGATAAGGTTGTCAATGCCAGTTATAAAACCCATGATGGCCGCAAAATGATGATTCATATGATTGCTATTGATACCGGAGGAAACGGCAACACCACTGATTATGCCTATCAGTATTTTCGAAAATTACGCAGCCTGAAGCTGTGGCATAAAGTCATTCTAATTAAGGGTGGATCTAATGATGACAAATCACCAATAGTGATGTCCTATGGTAAAAACAGCAAAGGCAAGCACATGAAAGATGTGCCGCTGTATATCCTCAATACCAATAAATTCAAAGATTCGGTCAATGCCATGCTGGAGCGTGAATTTCCTGGCGGCCTGTATCTGCATTTTGCGCATTGGCTGGATGATAGTTTTTATGATGAACTCAAAGCGGAAGTGCGGGGCGCTAATGGAAAATGGGAAAAAATCCGCGAGCGCAACGAGGCACTTGATCTATGTGTCTATATCCTGGCATGTGCATGGCGCCTGGCAATGAACAGCGACAAATTCAACTGGGATGCGCATGGCTGGTGCAAGCCTCAGTCTGAAAATGTCAATGTTATTGATGTTGAAGTTGCCCGCTCGGAAAGAAGCAAAAAACCCACAATAACCCAATCCAGAAAACCAAAAAGGAGCAGCTATTTATTATGAGCGGATTAATCGGTGAAATGAAGCGCGTGGTCGCAAGTGTGATTGATGGAGATGAGCATAGCGCAGCTCTAATTGTTTTTGCACTTATCAAAGAATTTGGCGGAGAGGCGCTGTATGTTCCTAAGGACGATTACCGACACAGAAACGCTGAGATAAAAAGCCTGTATAATGCCGGTGCCAGTATTGAGCACCTGGCAAAACGCTTTCATTTATCTGAGCGCACGATTTACAGAATTATTAATGCTGATTAGATTATTTTTATTTTTAATTTTTGACAGATTGACGTTAATTTGTCAATACATTAGTGAGATGCTAAATACATGGCATTCTCACAAACTCAATTAGATGCATTAGACACGGCTATTTCACAGGGCGCTTTAACCCTGAGCATGAATGGACGCACTGTCACCTATCGCTCATTAACCGAGATGATACAGCTGCGCGATACGATGCGTGCCGAGCTGGGTCTCGCGGTTAATGCCCGTGCAAAGGCGCGTTTTATTACGCCTGTAACCGGCAAGGGCTTATGAGCGCAAAGGTTATCCCAATTAATACACGTCGATATGATGCTGCCAGCCAGTCAAGCAGAACCAGCAACTGGTATACGCAGGCAACCGACGCAAATGCAGCTATTAATCGCCCGGACATTATCCGCAATCGAGCGCGTGATCTAATACGCAATAACCCATGGGCCGCAAAAGGTAAATCAGTTATTGTCAATAATACCATTGGCTATGGCATACGCCCGCAATTTGCCGGAAAGCGCAAGCGTGATGTAGAGAAAGCAACAAAATTATGGGCAGCCTGGGCAGAAACAACACAATGCGATGCGCAGGGCCTGACTGATATATACGGCATACAGCAGATTATCATGGGATCAGTAGTTGAATCAGGTGAATGCCTGGTGCGATTACGACCGCGCATTGCGGCAGATAATCTGGCTGTGCCTTTTCAGCTGCAGGTGCTAGAGCCTGATTTTCTGTATGAACATAATGATGGCGCTTTGCCAAATGGCGGTTATATCCAGCGCGGTATTGAATACGATGCTATAGGCCGTCGGGCAGCTTATTATCTATACAAAACCCACCCTGGAACCACTGGCCGTTATTTCAATACGCAATATTCGCGTGTGCCTGCGAGTGAAGTGCTGCATGTTTTTCGTATAGACCGACCCGGGCAGGAGCGTGGCGTTAGCTGGCTGGCTCCGATGATGATTACTATTCGCGATCTTGATATTTATGAAGATGCCTATTTAAACCGTCAGAAACTGGCGAATTTATTTGCCGGGTTTATCTATAGCGATGATCCCGAAGGCGTTGAAGATGAGTTTACTGATGTCGATGAAATGCTGCCAGGCTCGTTATATGTAATGAAACCCAACCGCCGCATAGAATTTTCGACACCCCCTGCCGCTGATGATTACGGCAATTACACTAAAGATAATTTACGCCGCATTGCTGCTGGCTATGGCATTACCTACGAATCGCTGACAGGCGATCTATCTGAAGTAAATTTCTCCAGCGCCCGCATGGGCTGGCAAGAATTTGGGCGCTCAATTGATTCATGGCGCTGGCAGTTATTTGTACCTCGTGTCTGCCTTGGCTTGATGGACTGGTTTATGCAGTTCTCTGGGATTAATGACATAACTGCTGAATGGACACCGCCATCGAGAATGATGGTAGATCCGGCTAGAGAATTAAAGCCCATTATTGACGCTGTGCGAGCTGGACTGACCTCATTACCCGAGGCACTCAGAGCCGCCGGTTATAACCCAACAACCGTGCTGCAGGAAATTGCAGACAGTAACGCCTTGCTAGATCAGCTTGGCCTGGTGCTTGATTCTGATCCGCGCAAAACTGGAGGACTTGGACAAATGCAGGTTAACGGAGCAACAACATGATAACACGACAAATCCCGCAAATGCAGACGCGGGCCGCATTTCAACCGGCAACGCTAAACGAAGAGAGCCGCACGGTAGAGCTAACCTGGTCAACAGGCGCACAGGTACGCCGGTTTGACTGGTGGGAAGAGAAAGAATTTATTGAAGAACTCAGCCTCGACCCTGCGCATGTGCGTATGCAGCGCATGGATAATGGTGCACCTTTACTGGCAAATCATCGCGCGCATGACCTTGAGGATGTTATCGGGGTTGTTGAGAAGGCCTGGCTGGAAAACGGCACAGGCCGCGCTCAGGTGAAATTCAGCGACCGCGAAGAGGTCAAGCCCATTATTCAGGACGTGAAAAACGGCATCCTGCGTAATATCAGCGTGGGTTATAAGATTTACAAGCTTGAGGAACAAGAAAAACTACAGGACACGCTAAGAGTTTATCTGGCGACTGACTGGGAGCCCATGGAAATATCTCTGGTCACGATTCCTGCTGATGCAAATGCGCAGGTGCGTAGTGACACAGGAAACAATGCAGTAACAATTTTAAACAAACCAATAGGTGAAACAATGACTGATACAGTCGAAACAATAACGACCGAAACGCGGGCGGATGCTCCGACTGAATCGGTCAAAGTCCCAAAAATTGATGTCACAGCGGAACGTGCTGCAGCGACAAAAGAAGAGCGTCAACGTGTAGCAGAGATTCGCAGCTTTGCAAAACATTCACGCACTGATGAAAAAACAGCTGATGATCTGATTGAGCGTGGCGTCAGTATTAGTGATGCTAAAGACGCGATGCTTGAAAAATGGTCTGAACGTGTTGATGCTGAAACAAGTCGATCCGATGTCTCTGTTACAACCGATAGTCATGATAAATTTATTGAACAGGGTGTAGCTGCGATTCGCGCAAAAGCGGGTCTGGAAAAAATGGATGGTGCCAATGAAATGCGCGGCATGCGTTTAACCGAAATGGCAAAAGAATGTTTACAGCGTGCTGGTGTATCGCATAAAAACATGAACGAAATGGAGATGGTCAAACGTGCCTTTACCACCTCAACCAGCGATTTTCCGATATTGCTAGAAGTTGCCATGCATAAAACGCTGCAGGGCGCATATGATACAGCAGGTGATACCTGGTCGCGTTTCTGCTCTGTTGGATCGGTCACAGATTTTCGTGCACATAATCGCTATAGAGCGGGTTCATTTGGAAATCTTGATACTCTAAACGAGTTATCCGAGTACAAAAACAAATCGATACCTGATGGAGAAAAAGCTAGCATTACGGCGACCACAAAAGGAAACGTTATTAATATCAGTCGTCAGACCATTATTAATGATGATTTAGGTGCTTTTATCGGTCTTTCGCAGATGCTTGGCCGTGCTGCTCGTCGTACCATTGAATCAGATGTGTATGCATTGCTTTCATCTAATCCGACCATGAATGATGGTATTGCTCTATTTCATGCTGATCATGGCAATCTGTCAGGTTCTGGTGCTGCTGTATCTGTTGCGGCTATTGAAGCGGCGCGAGTAGCCATGGCTATACAGACCGATGTATCAGGTAATGACTACCTTGATTTACGACCTGCAATCTGGTTGGGCGGTATGGGCTCAGGTGGTACTGCGCGAGTTGTAAATGATGCGCAATATGACCCTGACACAGCAAGTAAATTGCAGCGTCCGAATATGGTGCGTGGGCTGTTTTCAGATGTCATCGATACCCCTCGCATAACAGGAAACGAATGGTATTTATTCGCATCAGCGATGGATGCGCCGGTGATTGAAGTTGCATTTTTGAACGGCGAACAGGCTCCTTTCCTGGATTCAATGGAAGGGTTTAATGTCGATGGTCTGCAGTGGAAAGTCCGACTTGATTACGGTGTTGCGGCTATTGACTATCGCGGTGTCTATAAAGACCTTGGCGCTTAATTAACAATTTGCTGGCAGGTTAGTCGCCTGCCGGCCACTCTATCAGGAATTAATATTATGGCTGAAACAACATACGTACAAGACGGAGAAACTCTGGATTGGATTAATAACACTGGCGGTGCTGTAGCTGCTAAAGATGTGGTTGTCATCGGGACAAATGGTGATGCGGTTATTGGCATCGCGCTTGTCGATATGGCTAACGGCGCAACAGGTGCAGTAACTGTTAGTGGTGTTCATGAGGTACCAAAAGTCGATGCAGCAGTGATTGCAGTCGGAGAATTTGTGATCTGGGATTCATCTGCCGGAAAATTTGATGACAATGCAGCAACGCCGGCATCAGGTGATGTTTCCGGTGGTGCGTGGGCGATTGAAAGCAAAGGCGCGACCACGGATGCAACCATTAAAGTTAAATTGTCAGGTGTGCCTAGCCTG